AAAGAATGTATGGTGTGATTGAAAAAGATTATAACGTTGTAATATGGCCAAGTGATATTCAACTCAAAGATGTAAACGATATGGTGATGTCTGGTATTTCAAAAACAGAGATTGCTAATCTTATAAGTAAAAACACATATTCAAAATTATCTGCGCTTACAAAAATGAATGAATACAAAAAAGTGAAGGAGGATTAATGGTATCAAGTGAACAAATATTAAATGTTTTAAAAAGAGGTGAAAGAGGTAAAGAACCATTAAACATAGAAAAAATCCACGAGATGGTTGAATATGCTTGTGAGGATATTTCAAATGTATCATCATCACAGGTTGAGATGAATAGTGGTTTACAATTTTATGATGGAATTACTACAGATGAAATTCAACAAATTCTAATTAAGTCAGCAGCAGATTTAATTTCACTAGAGTCACCTAACTATCAATATGTTGCTGCAAGATTACTTTTATATTCACTCAGAAAACAAGTTATAGGAAGACTATGGGACCACCCTCACATCTATAATCACGTAAAAAAATGTGTAGAAAAAAATTTATATGATTCTCAAATTTTAAAACATTATGATAAAAAAGATTTTGATAGAATGGAAAATTGGATTAACCACGAAAGAGATTATACATTTACATATGCTGGATTACGACAAGTTATAGACAAATATTTGGTACAAGATAGAAGTACAGGTGAAATCTTTGAAACACCACAATTTATGTATATGGTAATTTCAGCAACTGTGTTTGCTAATTATCCTAAAAGTAAGAGAATGACTTACGTTAAAAAATATTATGATGCTATTTCAACATTTAAAATTAATATTCCTACTCCAGTTATGGCTGGTGTACGTACTCCTCTTAAGCAGTATGCTAGTTGTGTACTCGTTGACGTTGATGATACTCTACCTTCCATTTTCAGTAGTGATATGGCCATTGGGCGTTATGTGGCACAAAGAGCTGGTATAGGTATTAACGCAGGTCGAATAAGAGGAATCAATAGCAGAATACGAGGCGGAGAAGTACAACATACTGGAGTTATACCATTTCTTAAAAAGTTTGAGGCAACGGTTAAGTGCTGTACTCAAAATGGAGTTAGAGGTGGTTCTGCAACTGTTCACTTTCCAATTTGGCACCAAGAAATAGAAGATATTATAGTTTTAAAAAATAACAAAGGTAGTGAAGACAATAGAGTTAGAAAATTAGATTATTCAATTCAATTATCAAAACTATTTTATGAAAGATTTATTAATGATGAAGAAATAACTTTATTTTCACCACACGAAGTACCTGAACTATATGAATCGTGGGGTACACCAGAATTTGATGAAATATATAAAACAGCAGAAAGAAAAACAAGTGTAAAGAAAAAGAAAGTATCAGCACAAGAATTATTTTTTAATATATTAAAAGAAAGAGCAGAAACAGGACGTATCTATATTATGAATATAGATCATTGCAATTCTCACTCATCTTTTAAAGATAAAGTTTATATGTCAAATCTTTGCCAAGAGATTACATTACCTACTGATCCAATAGATCATATAGATGGTAATGGTGAGATTGCGTTGTGTATTCTATCAGCAATCAATGTAGGTAAAATTACATACTTAGATGATTTAGAAAATTTATGTGATCTTGCTGTTAGAAGTTTAGATGAAATAATTGATCATCAAAACTATCCAGTTAAAGCGGCAGAAATTAGTACAAAGGCAAGAAGAAGTTTAGGTATTGGATATATTGGACTTGCACATTATCTTGCTAAACAAAAAGTTTCCTATGAAGATAAACAAGCTTGGAAAGAGGTTGATGAATTAACAGAACATTTCCAATATTACTTACTAAAAGCAAGTAACGAACTTGCAAAAGAAAAAGGTAAATGTGAATACTTTAATAGGACAAAATATTCTGAGGGTATCTTACCAATAGACACCTACAAGAAAGAGGTAGATGAGATTGTAAATCGTAAACTATCTCTTGGTTGGGAAAAATTGCGTAAAGACATAGTTGAGCATGGCCTTCGACATAGCACACTCTCTGCTCAAATGCCTTCAGAATCCTCTAGTGTGGTATCTAATGCTACTAACGGTATAGAGCCACCTAGAGATTATTTAAGTATTAAGAAATCTAAAAAAGGCCCACTAAAACAAGTGGTACCTGACTATCATAGATTAAAGAATTTTTATACATTATTGTGGGATATGAAAAATATGACAGGTTATATTAATATTGTATCAGTTATGCAAAAATATTTTGATCAAGCAATAAGTGGTAACTGGTCATATAATCCTGAACATTATACTGATGGTCAAGTACCAGTATCAGCTATGGCTGAAGACTTATTGACAACTTATAAGTATGGTTGGAAAACATCTTATTATCAAAATACGTATGATAGTAAGAAAGATATAGACGAACCAACGCATCCAGTTGGATTCCACGACAACATACCAGAAGATAAACTAAATGATCAAGTAGAGGGTGAGGCCTGTGAGTCTTGTACTATATAAATGTTTTTATGTGCTAATTTACCTCATATAGAGGTTTATGTAAAGAAAGAATTTTTACACGACCACGAAAAAGGTCACGGTGAACTTGTTGAAGGGGTTTGGGTCACAGTTAAATCTATACAAGGTAGAGCGTTGTATTTTGAAACATATCTACCAGAGTATGGCGCAGTTTATGATAAGTTGCCACTATCAGCGTTTGTATGGAAGAAAGACTTTGAAGGTGACTTACCTTTAGAAGAATTAGAATTATGGGACTGTTTTAGTTATGATATTACAGTCATAGAAAAGAGACTATTAAAAGGACAAAGAGCTAAATATTTTGCTCCTAGTAGAAAATGGCACGAGGGTATATATTTGTTTAGTATTGATAGCTGCAATCCAGACTCAAATAGACTAAATACTACTTTCAGTGAATTGCCAACGCAACATAAGTCGTTTAATATATTGAAATTGAATAACGGTTATTTTGCTGCTCAACCAAATAATAGAGTATTGATTTTAGATAAATCATATACGCCAAAGACTTTGAAGTTTCCAGACTTTAAAGTTTCTTCTATTGAATATTCCGTAGAAGATAAGGTAAAACAAACATTTGGAGATGAAACGGAGTTTTTCTACGGAGTAAAAGATGAAAAATAGCTTACTAATACACAAGCACCTAATCGTTCGTGCTGAAGTTAATAACCCACCAAAAGATGTGGAAAAATTAACAGAATGGTTAAAAGACTTTATCGCTTCAATAAATATGAAAATAATGTTGGGGCCATATGTGGCGTATTGTAATAATGAGGGTAATAGAGGTATTACTGGTGTTGCTGTAATAGAAACAAGTCACATAGCAGTACACGTATGGGACGAGCCTGTGCCTGCATTAATGCAACTAGATGTTTATAGTTGTGCTGAATTTAACCCTTATCTAATTGCTGATAAGTTAAAAAAAGATTTTGATGTAGTTAAATTAGATTATAAGTTTTTAAATAGAGAAACAGGATTGAAACCAATAAGACTAAACAAGGAATATATAAAGTAATGAAAAGCGTATTTAACAAAGATAAAAATTTAGACTCAACAAAACAGTTAATGTTTTTTGGTCCTGATTTAGCTGTACAACGATATGACAATATGAAATATCCTATCTTTGATAAATTAAATCAGCAACAATTAGGTTACTTTTGGCGACCAGAAGAAATATCTTTACAAAAAGACAGAAACGATTACCTTGAATTACGAGACGAACAAAAGTTTATCTTTACATCTAATCTAAAGTATCAAACTATGTTAGATAGCGTACAAGGTAGAGGACCTTGTCTTGCCTTTTTACCTTTTTGTTCATTACCAGAATTAGAAGGTTGTATTGTTACTTGGGACTTTATTGAAACAATACATAGTAGAAGTTATACTTACATTATTAAAAATTTATATCCTAACCCTAGTGAAGTTTTTGACACTATCATAAGAGACGAGAAAATAGAAAAACGTGCTAAATCTGTAACACAAACTTATGATGATTTAATCGCTATGGGTTATCAATGGACATTGACACCTGACAAAGTTGATATGTATGAACTTAAAAAGAAATTATATTTAGCGATGGTTACAGTAAACATATTAGAGGGCCTAAGATTTTATGTATCGTTTGCTTGTTCTTTTGCCTTTGGTGAATTAAAGAAACTAGAAGGTTCAGCAAAGATTATTTCATTTATTGCTAGAGATGAAAGTCAGCATCTAGCGATGTCACAAAGAATTATTAATAATTGGAAAGACCACGAAAATGACAAAGAGATGTTAAAAGTAATTAAAGATTGTGAAAAAGATGTTTATAAAATGTATGAAGATGCAGTTGGTGAAGAAAAAAGATGGGCGACATATTTGTTTAGTAAAGGTTCTATGATAGGACTATCTGAAAAATTATTACATCAATTCGTAGAGTATATGGCAAATAGAAGAATGAAAGCCATACAACTAAATCCAGTATATGATCAAAAGACTAATCCACTTCCTTGGGTAGAGCATTGGTTAAATAGTAGATCAACACAAAATGCTCCACAAGAAACAGAAATTGAGTCTTATGTCATTGGTGGTATTAAACAAGACGTAAAAAAAGATCAATTTAAAAAATTCAAACTATGATTTTAGAAGTAAGAAAAAAAACTTGTTCTAGTTGCGAAACTAAATATACTGTAGAATGGGATATAGAAGTACAGGATTTAGAACCTTTAACTTGTCCTTTTTGTGGACACGAAGTAGAGGACCTAGAAGATGAAGAAGTTTGGACAAACGAAGAAGATAATTGGAATTGATTATAGTTTAAATAGCCCAGCTATTTGTGTGGCAGATACAAATTTTAAATTTGAAGACTGTCAATTTTATTTTTTAACAAGTAAAAAGAAACACTTAGGGAGTATGTCAAAAAACATAACAGGCTATGAACACAAAGAATACAAAACTCCGATTGAGAGATTTAAAAATCTCTCGGACTTTATCATACACTGTGTGGAAAAAAATATTGATGAAAAAGCAATCTTCATTGAAGGTTACTCGTTTGGCTCAAAAGGACAAGCGATTTTTCAAATTGCGGAAAATTGTGGAATCCTTAAATATAGGTTTGATTATGAAAAACAATTTAAGTATGATACAATCGTGCCTAGTGTCATTAAAAAATTTGCTAGTGGAAAAGGTAACGCAGACAAAGAGAAAATGTATGAAGCGTTTACGAATGAAACAAAAGTAGATTTAAAAAAGATTTTTGATATGGGAAAATTAAACAATCCTGTTACTGATATTATAGATAGTTATTATATTGCAAAATGTGGTTATGAAAATATTAAAAGCACAAAAGAATATATCTGAGTTTGTTGTTCAATACTTTGAAGTAAAATCATTGCGTATTATACCATCAAACGATTGGTTGATTAAAAGATCGAATGAGTTTGGTTATAATGAAAGTTTTGAAAAACACGGAATGATATGGCCTATTGCTGTTACTGATCATAGGCAACAATGGGTTAAAGATAGAATACTCCCTAAAAATCCTCAACATAAAGATAAAGACGGTAATTTAATACCAGGTTATTACGTACACATTGGTAACAAAAGAGTGTTGTGGGCGAGAGACAATGGTTATGATATGATAGAAGGTTATTACTTTCATACAATGGAAGATAAAAGAAAGATACATCAATTACAACATATTGCACACACAGAGATACCTAAATGATTTTATATTGCGCAGCAGATCCAAATTACTTTAATCACTATTTTGAGTTGTGGGCAAAGCAATGTCAAAAATATTATTCTAATATTAAAAAGATAGTTGCATTATACAACCCTACAAAAGAAACTTTTAAGAAATGTGAAGAATATGGTGTAAATTGGAAGATAGCAAAATTAATTGAAAACGCTGAAAGAAGACATTATTATCTTTTGAGATGGTTAAACTTACCTTTTGAAGAAAACGATTTGATATTAGAAACACAAATTAATTGTTTACCTGTAAAGACACAAATATTTAAAGATGACAATGAAGGCGTAGAACATTTAAGAATAAGTCGTTATAAAGGAGCAAGAATAGGTGGTGTATCTGCTGCTGTATTTACATCTGACGCAGCAAAGAAAGTAGTTGAACAAGCAAAAACTATGTTAATAGATCCACCAGATGATGACCACGAGATGAATATATGGCAAGAAAAAAATTTAAGTTTTAAAACTGTAGTTACGGAACAACAATTTAAATCTTTAAATAAAAAAATAAATGATAATACCTGTTGGATTACAGCAGGAACATCAAAACGATTTTCTATTTCAGAAAAATTAGGTGTATTAAATCATTATACATATAACAATGAGTAAATTAACAGTAATATTACCAGCAGCCGGCAAAGGCACACGATTAAATCTTCCTTATCCTAAAGAGATAATGAAGTATGAAGAAAGAAAAGTATTAATAGATAATTGTTTTGATTTCTTTATAGACTATGGCAGAAAAGATGTAGAGTTTGTTGTAGTCATCAATGAACATAAATTAGAATTAGTAAACTATCTATCAAAGTATAAGGATAAATATAACATATCATTTACATTTCAAAATCCTAATGAGTATGAATACACTGGTGCTATTAAAAGTTCTAGAAGTTTATTTGGTGAACATAACGTAGTTTTATTACCAGACACCATAATGAAATTAAGACCAGGTAAAGACTTATTCACACTTGTTGATAATAGTTTGTTAGAAACTGGTTTTACATTTCTTTATAAAAAAGAAAATAATAAAGATATGTTAAAAACAAAAGGTGCGTTATTTGTAAATGATGAGGGTAACGTTATAGATTATGAAGATAAGCCACAAGAGAATTTAGATAGATATAATGCTTTTTGGTGTGCGTTTGCTTTTAGAAAGAGAACGTTTGATGTGTGTATGAACTTTATGGAAAAGTCAACACTTAATTTAAAAAGATTAGATGATGAAATAACACATACTCCTATCTTTGGTTCAAAAGGAATAGAAGTTTTAGATTATGTTGATTTGGGAACTTGGTCTGAAATAAGAAAGTTGATGAATGAAAAAACTAATACTTGATTGTGATGGCGTTTTACTAGATTGGGGTTATGCCTTTGAAGTATGGATGGCAG